GTCAGGAACTGCATATTCGGCATATAATAATATGGTCGTTGCAACTTTAAGATCAAGAGGTGTTTCTAATTATGGTTCAGGTGTTGCTGGTCCTGATTATGTGGTTAGTGCAGCATCTAACGTTAATTTAATTGATATTAATACAGGTGTAACTAAAAACCCATACACTGAGTTCCAAATTTCAGGTTTAACAACATCATCAAGTCCAACACCATTTACTATTACTACATCAATGCAACAAACGGGTGCTAATTACTTGAGTAAGGTATTAAGTAAAGATAATTTTGCAATAGACAGAACGGTTATACCATTGTTTGTTGAAGAGATTTACCCTAACTTGTTAAATTTTGGTTATAACAAAGGTTACATCAGAGGATTGAGTACAAGTTTAATCCAATTACCTGGTTTGAGAGCTGCTAGTACAACTGGTACTATGGCATATTTCTTAGATCAGTATCAAACACCTAGATCTCCTTGGGTAGTATCTGAACTACGCGGTAATAAAGTGTATGAATTATTCAAAGTTATCACTATATCAGATGGTAATGCTGCAAATACTCAAGTTAAAATTTCTATTTTGAATATGTCATTCAATAATTTAACTTTTGATATCGCAGTAAGAGATTTTTATGATACGGATACCAATCCTGTTATTTTGGAGAAATTTACAAATTGTACTATGGACCCAAGTCAAAATAGTTATGTTGGTGTTAAAGTTGGAACTTCAGATGGTGAATATCAGTTAAATTCTAAATTTATTATGTTGGAATTGAATTATGATGCACCTGTTGATGCTATTCCTTGTGGTTTTGAAGGATTGGTTGAGAGAACATATTCATCAACATCTAATGTTCCACCACAACCTGTGTATAAGACAAAATATGATTTTCCTGGTGAAGTTATTTACAATCCACCATTTGGAAACGCTACAGGTTCTGCTGACAATTCAACAACATCAAGTGGTGATAAAGTAAGAACAACATATTTAGGTTTCTCATCACAATTGGGTATTGACTCTGATTTATTTCAGTATAAAGGAAAACAAAACCCAACAAGTATTTGTAATGAAGCTTCAGATTGGACTTACCAAACCAAAGGATTTCACATGGATAGTGGAGCAACTGTTGTAACAATTGCAAATTCATATCTTTCTTCAGGTACTTCAGCATTTGAAGTAGGTTCTGTTAGTTTTACAACAGACCCAACAGATCCTACAAATCCGTATTATAAAATCCAATCACGTAAGTTCACATTCTTAGTTCAAGGAGGTTTTGATGGTTGGGACATTTATAGAGAGAGAAGAACTAATGGTGATGAGTTTATATTAGGAGGTTCAGGATATAAAAAAGGTGTATCACCTACTTGTGATACTAGATATCCGTCAGCAACAGGTTGGGGTGCTTTCAGACCATATACATATGGTAATAATATAACAGATTATGCAACAACTGACTATTATGCTTATCTACTTGGTATTCAAACATTTGCAAATCCTGAAGCAACAAATATTAACGTATTTGCAACACCTGGTATTGATTATGTGAATAATAGTAATTTGGTTGAAGATGCTATTGAAATGGTTGAGCAGGAAAGAGCTGACTCGATTTATATCACAACAACCCCTGATATCGATCTTTTAGTATCTACTGTGGATACACAAGACTTTATTGACCCTACAGAAGCTGTAAATACTTTGGATGATACGGGTATTGATTCTAACTATACCGCAACATACTATCCTTGGATTTTAGTTAGAGACACGGTTAATAACACACAAATATATCTCCCATCAACAGGTGAAGTTTGTAGAAACTTAGCACTTACAGATAACATTGCATTTCCTTGGTTCGCATCAGCGGGTTATACAAGAGGTCTTGTTAGTTCAGTGAAGGCTAGAAGAAAATTAACACAAACAGATAGAGATACATTGTATCAGGGAAGAATTAATCCTATAGCTACCTTCTCAGATGTTGGCACAGTAATTTGGGGTAATAAAACTTTACAAGTTGCACAATCAGCACTTGACAGATTAAATGTTAGAAGATTGTTGTTACAGGCTCGTAAATTAATTTCTGCTGTAGCTGTTAGATTGTTGTTTGAACAAAATGACGAGAAAGTTAGACAGGACTTCTTAGATGCGGTTAATCCTATTTTAGATTCAATTAGAAGAGATAGAGGTTTGTACGATTTCAGAGTAACAGTAAGTTCTTCACCTGAAGATTTGGATAGAAACCAATTGGTAGGTAAAGTTTATATCAAACCAACTAAATCTTTAGAATTCATTGACATTGAGTTCTTGATCACTCCTACCGGAGCATCTTTTGAAAATATCTAATAAATGAAAGAGATATTGAGAAATAGAATCCTAAATTCACTAATCCCCTCCTATATAACCGAGGGGATTGGTGATGAAGGAACTCCTGATATGAAGTATTATGCTTTTGATTGGGATGATAATTTACTTTATATGCCAACTAAAATCGTTTTGGAGGATGAAGATGGTGATGAAGTTATGATGGGTACTGAGGATTTTGCTGAATATCGAACAGAGATTGGAAAAGAACCTTTCAAATATAAAGGTAGGACAATTATTGGATTTGCAAACGACCCTTTCAGAAATTTCAAAACAGAAGGAGACAAGGATTTCATTATTGATTCAATGACCGCTGAGGTAGGACCTGCTTGGGATGATTTTATTGAAGCAATAAATGGTGGTTCTGTTTTTGCTATTATCACCGCCAGAGGACACAAACCTAATACATTAAAAGAAAGTGTATATAATATGATTATTAATAATCATGAGGGTATTAATAAAAAACTTTTGATAAAAAATCTTAGAAAATATAGATCCATAGATGATATGGAAGATATGTCTGATGATGAAATAATTCGTGAGTATTTAGATATGTGTCAATTTTCTCCAGTGAGTTATGGTTCTGGTAGTGCTTCTAATCCTGAAGAAGGTAAAATAGATGCTATGAATGAATTTATTGAACATATAAAGAAAATTGCTAGAAAAATACACAAAAAAATATTTGTGAAAGAAAAAATAGGAAATGAATTCATACCAAAAATTGGATTTTCAGATGACGATATTAGAAATGTTGAAAAAATGAAATCTTATTTTGAAAAAAATAAACCAGAAGGAATTGAGTTTGCTACTTATTCAACAACCGGAGGTATAAAAAAGAAATATTAATAACAGAATAGTTTGTCAAAAAAAAAAGTAAATAGAAAAACTTTTTGACGAGTATTTATATAAAAAACTAAAAAAGATTAAAATTTAAAGATATGGCTGATTTATTGATGAAAATGCCGATTCCTTATGAACCCAAAAGGAACAACCGATTTATATTAAGATTCCCTTCATCATTGGGTATAAACGAATGGTATGTACAAAGTTCAGGTAGACCTGCGATTAAGATTGGTAGTACTGAAATTCCATTTTTGAATACAAGTACGTTTGTTGCTGGTAGATTTAATTGGGATCCAATTAAAGTTGATTTTATTGACCCAATTGGTCCTTCTGCAACACAAGCGTTAATGGAATGGGTTCGTTTACACGCGGAATCAGTTACAGGTCGTATGGGTTATGCTGCGGGTTATAAGAAAAACATTGATTTGGAAATGTTAGATCCGACGGGTGTTGTTGTTGAGAAATGGATACTTGAAAATACTTTCTTAACTGATGTATCTTGGTCTCAAGCATCATATGGTGATGATAAGTTGGCAACACTTTCTTGTTCATTACGTATGGATCGTTGTATCTTGATTTACTAGTTTTATTATAAGTATTTTTACATTAAAATACTTCCGTCCATTGACAATATTGTCAAATTCCCATATATATATCTATATGGGAATTTTTATTTGTAAAATATGTCAGAAAGAGTATAATGGAATAATGTCATTATTAAGACATTCGTCTCTAAAACATAAAACAAAATCAGATGATTTATATGTTAATTATGTTTTAAATGGGGTTAAACCTAAATGTGAATGTGGATGTGGGGAAGAAACTAATTTTATTTCAATATCTAAAGGGTATTCAAAGTTTATCCAATCTCATCATAATAGAGTACCTGGTAAAAACAATTTCCATAAAAATCCTGAGACACATAAAAAAGCAATTGAGACTCAAAAGAAAAATTGGAAAGAAGGAAAATACAAAGGTTGGTGGGAAAACAATAATGAAGAAACGAGAAATAAAATTGAGGGGATTAAAGAAAAATTAAGAAATGACAAAGAAAGAGGTAAAAAAATTTCTAATTCATTAAAAGGTGTTCCAAAATCTGAAGAAAGTAAATTAAAATTATCTAAAACACAAAAAGAAAGATTAAAAAACCCAGAACTTCTAAAAAAAATGTCGGAGACTAGATTAAAATGGATGAGAGAAAATTCTAAAGTTAAAACTTCAAAATTAGAGAATAAATTTATAAAATTATTAAATAACATTGGATATGTTCAAGACATTGATTATATTCATAATCACATGGTTACTAATATTAAAACATTTTTTGATTTTTACATACCAAATAAAAAAGTCATTATTGAGGTTGATGGTGATTTCTATCATTGTAATCCCGATACAAAATACTCAATACCTGAATATGAAATACAGAAAAAAAATTTATCAAATGATAAAAGAAAAAATAGTTGGTGTGCAAATAACGATATAATTTTACTTCGTTATTGGGAAAAAGATATTAATGAAAAACCTGAATGGGTTATTTCTGATTTAAGACAGAGATTGTCTTTATAAAAAGACAACTTTAACTATATTTAACCATAGAGTAAAACTCTATGGTTTTTTTATGGAAGATTCTATACAATATGGACAAATTGATTTTAACTTACCCCACGATGTAGTACCACTACCATCAAGAGGTATT